AAGCCATCATGGACAGTGACAGATGCAGTTGATCATATTGCCCATGTACAACAACAGCAAACCAAAAGTTTCCGTGAAGACCACGGCCAACCACATTGGGCCATCATAGGAGGTCAAGCACCCATCACACATGATCATGGTCGCATCATAGGAGCATCATTCAGCATTGAAGATTGGAGAGCCCAACTGTTGGAGTGTGAACTGGACTACTATGCCAGCCATCTGCTGGGATCATATGGCAGTCTTGATATGTATCCACGCAACAGAAACACATACAAAACCAAAAGAAAACTGTTGGACAGGGTCAATGAGATCATGGATATGCAGATACGTAGCAAGGCATTTCCGGATAATGCACATCCAGGATGGCCTCAATTTCAACCTTTGATAAAAAATTTAATTGCTTGGATACGCAGGACTAATCAAGTATAAGTGCTTTAATTGATTTCTCACCCATGTAGATCTCAACCTCTGCCTTGGACTTGACACATTGGTATTTGACTGATTCTGAATATGTTCTTTCTGCGTGGCGTTTGCCTCTTAGACACACAGCCATTGAATCCTGTATTCTATGTTCCTTGATCTCGTTGTTTACGAACATTAATAGTGCTACCACAGTTTCAATCATCAGTGACCTCCGTTTGCAAATTCACGTTGCTTGTCTTTGAGCTTTTCAACATCAGCAGATATCTTTTCCATCTGTTCTTTGAGGAAGTCAATGTTGACCTTGTTGGTCATGTTGTTTTCTAATATGCCTTCCATCTTTTCAACTGACTTGTACAGATCCTCTATCAACATGAACTGTTCAAGATCGTTTTGGGATTGTCCTAATTCACCACGTGGGTACTTGATCCTGAATTCTGTGTTCTCGGATAGATCCTTCTGCATCAGTTCAAGTGTGGTTGAGTGTTTGTTGAGTTGTTCTGTGATGCCAAAGTAGGCCCACACACCCATGGCAACTGCACCAATGATGGCCAGCATATTTCTTACTGGCATCGATATGTTTGTTGAGTCGCTTATGTTTAGTTTACTCATATGTGTTTTTAATGAGTATTTACCTATCTTTGTTGTAAAGATCAAATAGTGTACGCACCTTGTCTTCCAGTGTGTCAATCCTATTGTACATCTTGGCTAGAACTATTACCAGTGAAACAAATGCCAAAGCAATAGGCCATAGCTGAATTAATACCTCAAGATCCATTGAAAAGCCCCCAGTCGTGTGATGGACACGAACGCAGATATTTATCTACAAGCCGAGTGTAATTATCAGGTATTTTATTTGAGTTTTGCTACTTGCTTGATGATCTTTGCTTTGGTTTCACGTCTGTCAACTTCAAACCCAAACTTGCGGCCATATGCTTCTAGTTGCACCTTGGTCATCTTTTCCAGCTTGGCTTTGGACAGTTTCTTGACTTCATCCTTGAGTACCAGAGGTTCCTCAGTGATGCCAATAACATTTTTCTTAATCCAATTCCACATAATAATCTCCACAAGTATTTAGCAAGTTAAGTGTGCAGATTACTCTGCACACCAGTATAGTTTCTAGTGGCTTCTATTGTGCGTCAGCTAGTAGTTTGGGAAGGATCTTCTTGGATTTGCCCAGCACACGGGTCTTGGCCACTGCATCAGCATTTGATACATCGCCACCCACCACGACAAGTGCAATCATGCCCATGCCTTTGTGCGGAGTGCATTGATACAAGTAAATGCCCGGCACTTCAAAAGTGAATGAGTATTCCTTGTTCATCTTGGATTTCTTGGGCTTGTCAAAGCCATCTGGACCAGCAATGAATTCAACATTGTGTCCTTTGCTTGTAGGCAACCATGTGATGGTGTCACCCACATCAATCTTGGCAACGTCGACGCTGTAAACCATTTTAGCACCATCGTCACGTTTGTTCAGCATATCAATAGTCATATCAGCCGCTGACACTGATCCTGATGTGGCAAACAACACAGCCACAGCAATTAAAAAATGTTTCATGTGAATCCTTTCGTTAGTGCGAGATTGAAACTCTTCACTGCTATATATCGGCGTGTTGTGTGATTATTCTTGATTGTGAATGGGCAACTTCTGTTGTCTGATCCATTCTGCGTGTTGCTCGGGAGTCATGCCCTGTTGTTGTTGCATGGCTGATTGTTGTTCACGTGCCAATCTTTCTTTTTTGGCACTTCTGCTTTGTTGCAGACTGATGTTCAATATCTCTTCCTGTTCACGTATGTGAGTGAGCATATCTTTGGGTTCGTTTTCCATTGCAAAGTATTTATTATACTAAAGTTGGCCTGGGCGTGTTATGGAATGTGTGCAACGGAGTTTACACACGTACAAAGCCAATATAAAGGCGTCTTAAACGCACATAGACGTCTTTGTAGCACGTTTTAGTACTGTGATAGTGTCAAAGTACTTAAACTGCAAATAAGAGCCATTTAGACGGTAAAAACCATTGTTTAAGGAGTCTGTCGCATAGGGGTATAAAAAGGTAGAAGCTCGTACAGAACATCATTTTGTTATGTATGGTGTGCCAAAAATTTACAAAACGAAGGTATAGATTTACAAACTTTACACTCGGCTTATAGAGCCAAAAACCTCGCTACTTTTTTTGCTACCGCTTGTCGCTTTGCTCTTGGAAAAAATTTCGCTACCGATTGCTCTAAATGGCTTTACCGCGGGGCGGTCGCTTCGCTCTTGTATTGGCAATCTAACAAATTGACTTATGCAAGTTAACCGTGTATAATATGATAAAAATAAACCAATTAAATATCTATATGAAAAACACATATACAAAACTAATACAGTGGCACAAAGCCCACACAGATAGAATGCGTAAGCTATTGGGTATCAGTCAATACAGTTCATTGTGGATTTCATTTGCTAAAGGTTTATTCATAGGTATAATCATCACACTATTATTATCCGGTTGCACAACTGTTAAGAAAACTAATATCATTTCAGAAGAAAGAAAACAAGAACTTGGTGCTATTGGAAATATGTTAGGTTGTATGTTTGCACCAAGCTCACCTGAATGTAAACAATTAAGAAAAGACAGTGAAGCATCACAAGACGAACTCAATAAGGAATTTGACGAAATCAAATAAATACTATTGTCGGAAACAAGTTAGGAGAGGGCAATAGTAGATCCATTCACGGCCATCGCGGCCGCAACTACGGCATTCAACACAGTCAAGAAGTTTGTCCAAGCCGGCCAAGACTTTGAAAACACAGTCGGGCAAATGGGCAAGTGGTACACCGCTATATCAGATTTTCGTAAGGGACAGCAGATGCAAAAGAAGCCTCCGTTGTTCAAAAAATTATTTAATGCAGGTTCAGTTGAAGAAGAAGCATTAAATTTATTAATGCACGAAAAGAAAATCATAGAACAAGAAAAAGAATTACAAGCATTACTAAACTTCCGTTATGGTTATGGCACCTGGGATGAACTCAAAGAGATGCGTAGGAAGATTCGAGATAGGCGTGAGAAGGAAGTATACAAACAAGCACAAATGAGAAGAGACTTGATTGAAGCCATGCAGATAGGATTTGCAATTCTAATAGTCCTTGGATTTGTTGTAGGCTTGATGTGGTTCGCATTAGACTTTAGAGGGATTATATGATAAATGCACTTATGGTTATTGCTCTATTGGTTACAACTGATGTATTGGCTGGTGCGAAGACCTACGGTGAGAAAAAAGGATATACGTGGGAACAACAGATACGCAGGGGTGAAAGGGAAAAGCCTAACCTTGTAACAGCACGTAGAGTGTTCATGGGTTGGATAGGAGAGAACCTTGTGTGCATATATGTAGGTCCTGGAAAAACAAATGAAGTTATTACTACTGGCAGAGATGATACTTGTATGGGCAGTATTCAAATTCAATACAGGCCACACCCAGATTTCAATTGGCGTGAGACTGTAAAGCAGATGCGAAAAGACGCAGATTAATATTAACCTTAACACTGGAGAAATAAATGGCTTATTCAAAAGAGCTGTTAGATCACTATGAAAATCCTAGGAACGTTGGTTCGATGGATAAAGAAGACAACTCCGTTGGCACTGGACTAGTTGGTGCACCTGCCTGTGGAGATGTTATGAAACTACAAATAAAAGTTAACGAGAAAGGTTGTATACATGACGCCAAGTTCAAGACGTTCGGCTGTGGCTCTGCTATTGCTTCTAGCTCTCTTGTTACTGAGTGGGTTAAAGGCAAAACATTGGGCGAAGCTGGGAAAATTAAGAATACAGAAATCGCAACAGAGTTGGCTCTTCCACCCGTAAAGATTCATTGTTCTGTTTTGGCAGAAGATGCCATTAAGGCCGCTATTGCAGATTACGTTAAAAAGAACACGGTTTGATACCGTGTTCGAGACGCTGTTCGAACAGTATCTTTATCTTCGTTTCGAATGGCGCCATTCTTGAAGATTGTGTAGTTTGACATCAGTTGATTGTATGTATTCACTGTGATTTTGGGTACGCACTATACCACGTCCATGAACCACATCACCATCTCTATATCCAAATGGTTTTTGTATAGTTACATCTATGTATTGTCCGTAGTCTATTCCTAAAGTAACAAACGTTACATACTTACCATTTTTACCTTTGAAAACTCTACCGTTAGCAATCACTCCTGCAAACTCTACATGATCCAACCATTTTTGTTCTACAAAGCAATTCTTGATAAAACCATTTTGCCACCAACCTGGTTTTGTTTCTATGCCTTGTCTGTGTGCTTCTGCTTGATATACCCAACTTCTATATGATCCTTGACAATGCTTTAAGTTGGCTCTCCAAAACTCTTCTGGGTTGTGTGCTTTTTGATATGCCAATGCCCAAATAAGTCTACCCAAGTTCACTGCATGGGCTCTACACAAACCAAATCCAGATAGTTCTTGTAGTGCCGCCATGGCTTCTTTTTTCTTAGGGTGGTTACCTAGCTTCTCAACAAACTCTAATATCTTTTCATCATTCTTTTTTGCAAATGCTCTGCGATACATATCTGCTTCATACATATCAACTCCTATAAAGTCTGATATGATATCTATGGCATCATCTTCAAACACCACAGAGTCTTGCACAGTTTCCTTTGACCAGTCTTGGAACATAGCGGCCTTTTGCCTGCCACTCATTGCAACAGGACGTATCATTGCAGTAGCAAACACACAGTCATAAACTGACTTTGGTTGTATAGCCCTAAACAATCTTCGCATGGCTGGCGACTCACCTTGTGTTACTCCTAACACATCGCCTCTGCACAACAACGCACTTGTCTTTTCATCTGTCTCTGGATAGTGTTCTAGTTTTGTAATTGAATCTATTTCTAGCAGTTGACTCAAACCTCTGTTTGCTAATATGTCAACTTTTAAATGTTCTAAGTCTTCAATCTCATATTTGTCTAATAATATTTGATTGTCTTGTGATATTAATGATTTAGGTAATTGCCTAGTAAACATAACGATGCCTCCACAATGTTTTGATATTGCTCTCTTCTTGCCTAACAGTTTTCTTTCAATGCGTTTTGCTTCTTTAACATCAATGCCTAAGTTTTCATACTTAAAGTTACGTGGTAAGTTTCCTGTAACACCTAAACGTTTTGCCGCTTCACGTCTTGCACTTTTTTCTTTGAAAGTTACATAGTTGGAAAGTCTTGCAGATTTGCCTGGCCACTTTTTAAATATGCGTTGCATGACATCACCTTGACGCCAATGTTCAAAGTCTATGTCAACATCTGGTAAGTCATCACGTAATGGATTCATAAAACGTGCTACTGGTATATTCCATTTGATTGGATCAACATCTGTTATACCAAGCAGGTAACATATCAAACTTGATCCAGCTGACCCACGTGTCATGTGTGTTAGGTCATCTGTGAGATCAATGATATCACATATTTGTAAAAAGTAATCTGTAAATCTTTGGTTTAGAATTAATTCAAATTCTTCAGCGAGACGTGTTTGATATATTTCTTTGGTCGGTATGGGCCTTTTAAATCTATCCAACAGCCTTTGTATGTTATCAACATCAGTTTGCATTATTACTCCCTGTATATGCCTTGAGCCTATTATGTGTATATTTATTATATTGTGTTTTGTTGAATTATAAAAACTGGCACATTTTGGATAACAAGATTGGCTCTGGGGGTAGGACTCGAACCTACACGGTAAATATATTGCAGTACATCTACCATACGATTAACAGTCGTACGTGTCTACCTATTCCACCACCCCAGATCGTTTATACCTTACTTCTAATCTTTTTACGTTTCCTTTTCTTAACAACTTTTGGTGGTTTCTTCTTTTCAGGCAATATAGCACCTGTTGTAATATAGTGTAACGTTAAAGGGTTGTTAGGATCGTACATTTTTACTTCTTATCTAAGGCCGCAATCATACGTGTCATACCTATTCCGCCGCCAACTCTCGGAAAGAAGTCAAACTCTAGAAACTTTTCTAGCTCTGCTTCAACACGTTCCTGACTGAATAGTTTATAAAGTAGCTTACTGTATTCTCCGTCTGTTATGCTATGGAATGTATCACGCATCATTTCTACATCGCATGAACGTTCCGCACTTCCTATTGTTTCCATACCACCTAGTATAACATCTATCTTCTTTGCAGTTTTGCCATCATCATTTCTGCTCATGTTCCAAAAAGGTGATGTCATTTCAGGGAAGTCTGTTATCATGGTTGTACCAAACTCTTCGTGCATCTTGGTTTCTTCTTCCGCAGTCATTTCATAGTCTTCAGCATGACCATAATGCTTTTGCCATTCAGCATAAGTTTTTTCAGTAGGCTTTTTAAAGCCCAAGTGTTCACATAATTCATACTCCATCTTCTTAAGGTCATCTATATCACCAGGCATCTCAAATTCAAACATTGGAAAGATGATATCATGCCTTCCTGGTATTGCATTTGGTTCCTGTCTATAGGATGTGGAGACACAAAAAAACCCCTTCGAAGAGGGGCTACTTAATAATTCGTGTTCAAGCCACATCTGGCCTGTTTGGGGTAAGGGCCATACCTGGCCTGCGTAATTGTATGTTGCTACGTTGAACGGATCTTCACAAGCGGCTAGTATGCTTAATCTATTTTGTGTATGGACTTCTTCAAATCCTTTATCCAAAAAAAATGACCTAAGAAGGCCAACTGCGTGTGTAAACTTTGTGGGGGATATTAGTTGCGTCATTTATTTTTTCCTTTGCTGTTTTAAGGTCAAAAAAAATTTCAGTCAAATAAACTTGACTGTGTTCTTCTGCCTAACTATTTAGCCTTTGAGCCAATGTTTCAGGCCTTTAGGCTGGTCCTTGTATAACTTGTTACTTGTATCTACAAGTTGTTGACCTATGTGATCAGTAGCAGTAAGTCTTTCATTACCTTTTAGTATGTGCCTATTGAATCCGATTGTAAGGTCAAGTGTGCTACCTGTCACAATGCTGTTGGTACATTTGTCTGCCATTATCTCGTGATTGCTTTTAATCATGTGATTGTATCTAGTATCAATGCCATCACTGTACCATTGTTCGTCATCTTTTTCTGTTACAAATTCTGCGTTGCTTACACTTCCGGTCATGTCGCCCATTACTTTTATGATGTCTGTGTAGTCTATGTCCACAGTGAATCCTGGTATTAGCAGTAGTGTAAATCCTATATTACGTTTTAATTCTTTTATCCAAGCCACCTGTTGCTCAACTCTAAATGAGTCTAGTTCGTCTCTTTGCAAGTAATTTACATAACCCATTACTGCATCAACATGACCTTTTTCATTGTCTGAGGCGAAGTTATCCCAGTTTGCTATCCTATAATTGCTTAATTCAGGCTTGTCTTCAAAGAACCAATACCTATAAGGACTTGTTAATACAACCACAACTATATCATCTTGTGTAATCTTGTGACGCACTTCTTTAACCTTGTGCATGATCCATTCGTTGCTACAACCAATGATACTGTTATTCATCATAGCATCAACCCTTAACTTGTCAGCTAACTGTCTAGTCCAGGTCCAATCAGTTTTGTAGTCTACTGTAAATGAATCTCCAAAGATGTATAATGTTCTCATTCCTTAGGATCCTTTTTGTCCATCCATTGGTACTCGTCTGGATTGTTCTTACGCCATTCATTGTCTTTATACTTTGTGTATGCAAGATGATATATTGCACCTAATATAATAGTTCCTATACATAATAAAAATAAATCTATTGCCATAATATTATTAACCCCCATCCATGATTTGCGATTGCATTAGTAATAATTGCTAGGCAAGTTACGATATGTAATACTACCCAGCAAGTTCGAATAATTGCAACTTTGTCCGCTTTATCATTGTCTTGATATGCTTTACTCCCTAGTGCTTTGCACCACACTTCCCACAATTACTCCTCCTCTGAATTTAAGTTTTGTAAAAACGATCTTAGTTTTGTGCTGTCTGTTTCTGCCTTGATTGGCTTAACACTATCACCTTGATTAGGTTCCTTTGGAGTATCAGGTTCCTTATCAGTTGTTACACTTGTCCTTTTCAAGTTATCAAATATAGTTGATTTACGTTTATCAAATTCTTTGTATTCATCATCTTCTGCAAGATCTCTGATACGCAAACTGTCTATATCAAATTCTAAATCTATCTTTGCACCAACACCACTAGAACTTCTAGTCTTCATAAGTTGTATTTGATATCTACCACGTTCACGCATAGCCCTACTTGTAAAGATACCAATCACGTTATCAGCAGTTTGTATCTTACTCAAACCACCTGCAATATGCGAATGATCAAATTCTATTTCTTCAACACTTGCTCTATTCAACTGCGATGCAGTTACAAATATAATTTGTAGTTCCATTGCCAAGTTTCTAAGTTCTTCAGATACAAATTTATCTTTAACAAACAAATCACTTGGACTTACTTTTCTACTCAATGGCATCATCAAATCTAAATAATCAACTAGTATTACATCAATCTTCTTACCAGTTTTGATTTCATATTCCTTAATGAAACTTCTTATGTCATTTGCATTCTTACCACTTGGCATATACTTAATCTGGAAAGCACCAGACTTCTTACCAACCAGTTTTACTTTCATCTCTACGCCATCTAAATCTCTAAATATTTCTCTGCTTGGAACATCAGTCATCATACTATCTAATCTCATTGCAACTAAATTTTCACTCAATTCAAATGTTAGATACACAACGTTCATGCCATTCAATGCCCAATTGACACCTAAGTTTGCTAGGAATAAACTTTTACCTGCACCACTACCACCTGCAAAAATATTAAGTTCACCTTTGTTGAATCCTCCAAACAGTTTCTTATCCAAGCTCTCCCAACCTGTGCTTACTTGGCCATTGTTATCTTTCAATGCAGAAAGTCTGCCCTTAGGATCATCAAAGTAATCAATACCTAAATCTTTTTGTAATCCTATTTGTACTGCGTCTTTGATCTTAGATTCAACTGGACCATACTCGCCTTTTTCTAGCAAGTCAGCACTTTCAAGTATTGCACGTTCTAATGCTTTGTGTCTACTAAAAGTTTCAAAGTCACTCAACAACCAATCATAATGTTGTTCATTAAGTCCTGTTGGAATAGCTAGTTTTACTTGTGGACAATTACTGTTTACTATTTGTTCTGTAGGAAGTGTGTTGTGTTCTGCAACAAAGTTCTTAATAAATTCTGCTGTTGGTTTGAGTCTTCTATCAAAACTTTCAGGATCAAATATTGCTTGACAACGCACAAAAGTTTGTGCATCGCTCAACATAATTTCCAAATACGTTTTCTGTATTTCAAATCCGTAATCAGTGTTTTGTTTCATCATTTACCTTTTTACAACCAGCTTTTAAACTTTTATAGTCAGCACCTAAGTTAGACATACCTCTCATTGTGATTGCTAATTTTTTCTGTGCTTCTGACATACATTGTTCTTCAGTCCTATACAACACATATGGCTTCTCTTTATATTCTGTGCATTCTTGTTTCATTCCCATGTTTCCATCAGACACCATTAAACACATAAGCAACCACATCTCAAACATTACTTATTATACCACACTTGTTGATCAAAGTCAATATGTTTGCTTTCCAATGCCAAAACTGCACCAATACAACTTCCTGGGTCACCAGGATTCTTTGGTACATATATGTAGTTCCAATCTTTACGTATTTTTCTCACTGCATCATTATTTAATGCACAACCTCCTGTCAATATTAAGTTCCGACTTGACAGGTTATTACGACACCATTTGCTATTACTTTGGACTATCATTTCAAAAACATATTGAGTCGCATCTGCCAATCTCTTCATGTCGTGTTCTGTGGTAAGTTCAGGCTTGTACCAATTGCAACCTTTGTGTAAGTTGTGTTTGAATTTAACACCAGGCTTGGATCCATTTAAAGGAGGTTCAATAAATGTTTCAACCATGTCGGTTATAAGTTCTAAGTTTTCTGAACTTGCAATTTCTGACCCCATGGCACCAACCTTGTATTCATCTCTGTTTGCTTGTAGTCCTAGTCTTTGTGTCATTGCACTATAAAACAATCCAACACTATGTGGATACTTTCCTGAAAACACTTGCTTGAGCTTTGCACCTTTGCCTTCCCATATTGTAAATGTTTCAAACTCTCCTATTGAATCCAAACACATGATGGTTGCGTTGTCAAGTCCACTAGTGTAAAAACCATATGCGGCGTGTGACCTATGATGTTGTACATAACTTATAGGAGCAGTTAGATTCCATTTGCTTAGATACTGTTTAATATTATTTTCCTTTCCAAGCCAACCTTGACCTGCTTTGAATTGTCTTAAAGTTTTCAAGAAAGGTTTTTCGTACCAAACAATTTTGTCGGGATTGTTAAAACATTCTTTTTCAAATATGTGTTCCAACATTTTATCATTTAAATGTGGATCATGTTCTATGCCACTGAAGTCTTTAGACAATCCTGCCCATAGACATTCTAAGGTGTCATATGTGTTCTTATTAAAGATTGCCACACTGGCATCATGACTGTTTCCAACAATTCCCCAAATCAACATTACTTACGTTTCTCCTCGATCTTTGTTTCATATTTTGTTTTAAAGTAGTCGTGTGTAACATAAGATGCAGTAATGAATCCTGCTAAGAATACTAACAAATAAATCACAGTGGTGATTAAATTCTTTTTGAAACCACCCTTGCCTTTGTTCTTTTTGTATGCTCTCCACATCCACCAAAAACCTGCAATAGTTAAAATAATACCTATTGCAATTACCCAAGGATTATTTGCGATTGCAACTCCTGAGGCACCAAAGATTAAAAACAATAATCCATTTATATAACACATTGGACACATTACTTACGTTTCTCCTCAATCTTATCTGCAAGACCGTATGCTATTGTTTCTTCAGCACTTAAAAAATAATCACGATCCATGTCTTTCATGAAGTCGTCATAAGTCTTACCTGCTGTGTTGTGTTTCACGTACAGCTCTGTAAGTTTTTCTTTTAGATACTGTATTTCTTTGTAACGTATTTCAATATCACTTGCCATACCTTTTGCTCCACCACTTGGTTGATGGATCATTGTTCTTGCATTAGGTAAAAGTATACGTTTGCCTGGTGCTCCTGCTTGAGCAAGGAATGAACCCATAGAACAAGCCTGTCCTAGCACTATGGTTCTTATATCACACTTGACATATTGCATTGTATCATAAATGCTCATGCCACTTGTAATTATTCCGCCAGGACTGTTAATGTAAAAATTAATATCCTTTTCTGGATTCTCACTTTCTAAGAAAAGCATCTGTGCAACAACTATGTTTGCACTATGATCTTCAACAGGACCATTCAACATCACAATTCTATCTTTCAATAGGCGACTGTAAATGTCATATGCTCTTTCTCCTCTATTGGTAGATTCGACTACCATTGGTATTAAGTTACTCATCTATATTCCTTTCATTTTTTTCCAGCCAGTATGTAGTATGTAAAACCATACGCCATTGATTGAAGGTTCAATAAGTGCTACTGCACCTGCCTCCCATAAACTTGCACCAGTCAATACTGTAACCACAGTCATAGCAATAACTATGTGACCTGCCGTGTAAATCAATGCCAACATCAGACTAGAACCACTTAATATTTTTTTAAATGCGTTGTGCATTCCTTCGGTGAATTCAGTCATTATGTTTGCCTCCTTTCCCGTATGATACACCCATAACATTGAAACTCATGCTTATACGAGTTACCTCTGATTTGAATGGATATACCGTGTGTTTTAAACCTGCATGGAACAATAGAAAGTCTCCTGTCTTAGGAACAATTTTGTGCGTTCCATTAGAGCCTACTACGTCTGGTCCATACATGAATTCTATCTGTCCAGGACAATTCATGTTAGTGTCCTTTGTATATTCTTCTTGTGCAATTTGTTCTGGTACGTCAATGTACACAACTGAACTTATCATACCTGCGTGACTGTGCATTGGATTAAATTCATTTGCAGTTTGGAAATTTATCCACGGCCCAGTACCTAAAGTAAATTGCATATGATCATAATCATTGTCATTGCCAACGTCTTTTATAAAATGACTTCTCACTCTTTCGTCTTCATACTTTACATAATTTTTTATGTGCGGAGTAATAATATAATTAAACCTGTCTAGGTCTTTGACAACAATACCTAATTGGTCTTTGATGTTACCTGCTAAATCATATCCAACATTATTCCTTGCTGTTTGTGTATCTTTGGCAACACCTTGTAAGTATGTTATCTCATCTTCTGTCAACCTACCGTGATATATTGTAGGCCCATAGGGTCTAATAATCTTATATTCCATATTAATGTTTCGTCGGTCCTTTCATTTGTTCAATGTTTAATCTGGAAACAAATATTGCCTCCATTATGTCATCATAGTCTTGTGGTGTTAAACAAGACTTGTATATTCTTATTGCCTGGGCACACATTACTCCTGCTATTTCTAAAGGATCATAACCAGCTTTGTCTGTCAACATTTCGTTAACTTTGCTTTCTATTATTCTGTATGCTTCTTCAGTTCTATCGTTTTTAATCATAACGTTCTTTCTATTTGTATATGAAAGGATCTTTCTTTTGTAACTCTTTGATTCTCTTTTTGAACTTTCTACGTTCTTTCCAATTTTCAAAAAAGCCAACGATCCTTTTGTATAGTTTCTTTAACCAAACCATTGTTTGCTCCTTAATTTAATTTTTAATTCGCTGTCTTCTGTGGAAGATACTATTGTGTGTAAAGTATACATTCTGCCATACTTCATAACAGCATCATTGACATCTTTTACTTCATCTTCCCAATCAGGCATACTAACTGACCAACCTAGTTCAATAGCTTGTTCAAGTAATTTTTGACCATTCTCATCTCTATCTGGAACTAGAATTACTTTTTTATTTAATGATTTGATCAGTAGTGCTTGTTGATCTTTGACTTCACTTCCTAGCAACGCAACACCATCTACACCAAGTGCATCAAAAGGACCTTCAACAACAATAGTAAATATTCTATTGTAATTTTGTGCATCAAAATTAAAAACGTATCCAGGTTGTTGTTCGCTTAAATATTTTGGATTACCATCTGTAACTTTTCTAGCAGTCCAACCTACAACATCACCTTTGTAGTAAAAAGGCACGATCAGTCTATCACGATAGCCTAGCTTAGGTGTCCAATGAAAGTTGTAGTCATCAATATTGAGTTGCCTTTTCTTCATATATTCTGCAACCTTAAATAAGTTTTCATCAATACCAGTTGGCTCTAGTGCCTGCCAGTCATCCCAGTTGTTGATTGGTCTTGCACCTTCTGGCAGTTCTACAGTTTTAAACTCTGGCAAGGACACAATGTCTTGTGTCAATCCTTTTGTTTCATTGTACTGTAGAACTGCTAGGGCCAATTTAGTAATTGTATCATCTGAGGCGCCTAGCCATTGAAGTAACCGTTTCATCTTTGAGGAAAGTTTTCGACCCTCATTCCAACTTGCTTTGAAGCCACAGTTGAAGCAGTGATAAGAAACACCACCACTTGGATTGGTAATCAAACCGCCACGTTGTCTTGTGTCTTGAGTAGTTCCATTATGTGGACAACATGGAGCATTGAAACTGGTCCAACCACTCGGAGTCGTTTTCCGTTTTGCGGGAAGATGTGCGATTAATGTATCAAAGACTAAACTACTCATAATATAATTATAGTATAGTCTTAAAGAAAAGTCAACTAGTTTCTTACTAAAACCTTATCAATTGTTCCGGAAGTTTTTACGTATCTAACTCTCAAATGATTGAACACACCATTAAAATTAATATAGTTTGGTTGTGTGGTATTGGTTAGGTTTACTTTTGCTATGTCACCAAATTTGGTTGATCCAGTTACAGTATTATCTAATGTTCCTTCAATAAAAACTTCACCTACAAAGTCTGTGCTATAAATGGCCGCAGTATGTAGTGCTTCATTTCCATTTATTGCAGGTTGTCCACTTATTGTTTCACTTGTAAAGATATCAGTGTTGACTCCTGTTTCAGTAAATGTTTTAATTGAATATGTATCAGTAGGTCCTGGAAAAGCATCGCCCTTGATCTCAATAGTTCCTTTTGCGTTATAATGTGTGTTAGCATAGGTCAGTGTTTTTGCACTATCAGATGTAGCAACCAAGTATACATTGTAGGCGGCGAACTGTGACTTCAAGCTGAGAAGGTCATTCTCTGTGATTGTTACAGTAAACTGTCCTTTAAAAGAAGGCGTTGATGTTTCTTTGATTGTGCCTTCACGTTCAATGATTTGTGTATTGTTTTCGTCAAACATTACAAAATAAGGCTTGTAAGTATTTAAAATACTAACAGGCTTCTGGTCTGGGTTTTTAATCTCAAAGGTAAGCACATTGTCAATACCTCTGTAGACTGTCATATTTCTTGCGTACACTGGTCTATACTCCGTTATGTTGTTAGTCAGATCTGCTATCAATACTGACTTATTGGTTGCTAAATATCGATATGTTAGTTGCATACACATATTTATCGAGAAAATGTTATTAAAAGATATTGAAAAAAACTTCCCTTATCTAAGCATTGTGCAGTACGGTGGCAATGAATACGTGGGTATCATTAACAACCAGGACAACAATGTTACAAGTATGTACGTTTATACTTTGCTTAGAAGTGATGAAGAAAAGAAACACTTTGTTGAGATGGGCGAAGTATGGTGGCACGAAAGCAATCGGACTATACCCATAGCAATATTTTTACCTAGAGAATTTGCACAATTTAGGCATTGCCTAATTACAATGAATAGTAAAGATGTTAAGGTTACTGCCGGCCCTGTGGTCAACATAGGCAATCTTGCAATCAAACGTGTGAAAAGAAAGAGTGTACAACTTGTACGGAAACCTTTTATAAAAAAGTAAGAGGACCTTCTTTTTCTTTTTTAGCTTCTTCTTCAGCTTTATGATGTTTTGAAGCAACTATGTAAGCAATAAAAAATCCTATTACAGTTACAGTAACACCAAAGAAAAACATTCCTATACCAAATGAGGCTGTCATATAGTTTTTGCTATTGTTATCATTCTTTCTACTAGACTACCAAAGCCCACTTGCCTTTGCATAGTAAGTAAGTTTCTTATACCCAATCCTTCGAAACTTTCTAATGTGAGATGTGCAATTTCACTTCTGTGTTCACCATTGAGTAAGTCAACCAAAACTTTTGCAGTACCTTTTGTAATCCAGGCATCTGCATCATGTTTGTATGACATGGTGCCGTCTTTGTTCATGTGTCCTACCACCCATAAATTACTAGCACAACCTCTAATTTTATTTTCATCTATCTTATCTTTTTCATCTAATGGCGGAACTTCTCTTGCTATGTCAATCAGATATTGAAGTCTGTCATGCCCTTCTAAGGGAGCCATCTCTTCACCACGTGCTTTAATTTTGTCTAGTATCATCTATATCGTTTTGGACTTAATTTTTCTCTGTAATGTTGTGCCTTGAATAAACTGTTGTGAATAAATTGTGTGACTTTATTCTTCATGCTTCTATGGTCACCTACCTCAACTTCCATTTCGTAATCTTCTCGCTTGAATGGAATAACTTGGCATATAGGCATACCATATTCAAATGTTATCTCTTCACCCATTGGTGCAGTAAAGAAACTATTGATGTGTGCTTCATGATACAAGTCAGTATCAATGACTCCATTCATAATTTCTAAATTATCATGTTTGTTATAG